ACATAGAACGCCGCGCGGATCGCGGTGCGCCTCTGCTCTAGCTGCTGTTCGCCCAGCGGGTTGTTTGCACCGATATTTAATGGCTCGATGCGATCGCGCGTACCCGATCGATAGAAGTTCAGCCCGCCGGGCTGGGTCCGCACAGGCAGCATGAAGCCGTCATCAGGGACCATCAGGGGTGGATGTATCTGCAGCTGTGATGCTCGGAGAACAATTTCCGACATCTTGTTGACCATCTTCGTATCCGGCAGTGCGGTCATCGATGGCGAGCGGCCGTAGCCCAACTCGAAAGAGGCTTTTAGAAAACGCGGCACACAGTACGGGAACTCGTCGTAGCCCCCTTCGCTCATAATCTGCTTTTGATCCGGGTCTATATAAAGAGACGCGAACGGTTTGTTCGCCGCATTCTTTTTACGCCGGTTGCGATCTTCACGCGGCATGACGACGTGCAGCAGCTCGACTTCGCCATAGGGATCATCTTGCAACATCTTGGCAATGCGTTGTGTGATGCCATTGCCCAGTTGTGCAGCCGCCGCGCGCGCTGTCGTTTTGTAGGTGCGGAAGACCGTATCGACGCGGCCGTCTTCATTCTCGGACACATAGCACTCGGCAATGTGCCTGGTAGAAAACCGGACGCCGTCTTTGCCTTCGTTTTCAATAAACATGACACCAGTGCCAAACGTCACCAGGTCTGAATACAGCTCATGGATCTGCTCTTGAAAGTTCGACCGGGCCAAGTGCTGATACATGACCTCGGTCGCTGCTTCCAACCACTCTCGCGCGGCGTCGTCCTGGTTAAAATCATCCTCGCGGTACGCCAGGCTAAACCACGGCGTAGACGCATTAGTGAGCATTCCATGCAGGGACGCGGCCATCAGCTCGGCCGCATGGATAGCAGTGCCGTCGAAGATCAGCTCGGTGCGCTTGTCACCCGGCGTGCGTTTCTTCGTGATGTCGGCTTTGCGCGGTACAACGTAGTCCGCGATCTCCTGCCAGTGCGTCTCCCAGTGAGACCGCTGCGTCCGCAACGTGGAGTACCGCTTCATCAAAGCGGCAGCGCGAGGATCATCAACCATTAGCTACCCAGCAAAGTTTTCTTTGTGGTCTCGGCTGGAGCCGAGAGGCCCATGCCGCCCGTGACGTTGGTCGAAGCCTGGCCGCGCCGTTTTTTCAGCTTTGTCTCGGTGCGCTCAGTCTCTTTGACCGCTGTCGGTTTGACCGGCGGATCGGGAGGCGGAGGAGGCGGAGGAGGCGGCGGCGGTGGTGGCTTAGGTGAGAATTTACCCATCAAAGACTCGCTTTCATTGTAGGTCCGCAATCGCGGAACCCGGATCGTTTTAGAAGATTTACAAACAGGCGCTGCTCTCGGTCATCCAACTCCGCGGTCGCGGTGGAATAGACAGCGAGGCAATCGTGATCGTTGGCTACTTCGAAAATGTAATCGACTAGAAGACGGGCAGCGTTGGTGCGTCTACCGGCAGGCAGAACCCAAAACTTTATTACGTAACAGAGCGGTTGCGCCCAAATCTCTTTAGATAGCGCCAGGATAACGCCACCAACTATTTCGCCATCGTTATCAGCGACAACAATCTGCCGATCGTCGTAGATCATAAAATCGCGCAGGTACTCGCGTGCCGCTTCGATATCGACCTCGCCGACAAAACGGCTTTCGGCATTCGCGTTTATTGCGATCTCGACCATTTCAGTTAGGTCATGCTCGGTCGCCGGTCTTAGATCGATCACGCGATCGCCTGCTCAAACGGGTTGTAATCCATCTCAGCAAACGCCTGGGGTGCCTGCCCCGTGCCGCCTCGCTGCCTCGGTATCGCAATCGCTGCGTAACGCCAGGCATCAGCTGCATGTGACGCCCAGTCATGGACCGGCGTCGCGCGGAACGTGCGCAGGCGTTCATTATAAGCGCGGTGATATTGCCTCAGCGCTTCCAGACCCGCCTTGCAATTGTCTCGATCAAACCAGCAGCGCTCGATAAGCAGCTGCGCAGCATGGATGCCATCCTCGACCGGAAGTCGCGGCACCACTCTGAAATTGATACCCAGATCCCACGCAGTCTCGCGCCGACTTTTGCCAGTGCCCAGCTCCCGCACATCGATATCGTGCGGAGCGTTATGCTCACCGTAGAGATAGCCACGCTTCGATAGTATCTCCACATAATGTGGAAGACCTTCGTTACGGGCTTCATAATAGTCGATAACATGTACCCTGCCCCCTGGCAGCGATTGGGTGAACCAGATCGCAGTGCTGTCGCCTATTCCCAGATCCCAATGCGTATCTACTTTGAGTGTCCGATCGTAGGGCACTTCCGTTATGCGCCCGTCTTCAAGCGATTTATGCAGCTCTTTTCCGAATATCGCGCCGGGGATGTTGGCAACCCAGCTGCACTCAAATTCCTGCAGGTACTGGTCCTCGGTCATCATTGACCGTGCGGCCGTCAGCTCTTCCGGCGGTACGATGCCCGTCTCAGACGCCTTATACGTGACCGCTAACCAGTCATCCTGATCCGTTGCCTGCTCATAGAGGTCATAGAACGCATTGTGCCCCTGGGGCGTGCCGATGAAGTAGCAGAACGTCGGCACGTCAGGATCATTGCGATCGGACAGCGCCGGCCGGATGATCTCCGGGAAGATGCTTTCCGGTTGCTGCGCCATTTCGTCCATGACGCATCCATCTAGATAAATTCCGCGCAGGCTATCGGGCTGCTCAGACCCCAGCAGCTGTATCCGTGCCCCGTTGGGCAAGTCCACACGCAGCTCAGTCTCGTGAAATCGCACACCAGGGATATCGCGCGCATACATCTTCGCGTAATCCCAGGCGACTTGCTTCATCTGCCGATACGTAGGCCCGATCATCGCAAAGCGCGGGTTGGGCCGCTGGCACATAATGGCTGCACGCAGCAGGTGATTGACCGCCATAACAGTCTTACCCCACCGGCGATGGCATACGATTACCGCCCAGCGATAGCCAGCCAGATCGTCATGCAGCTCAGCCTGTAACGGCCGTGGAGCATAGGGGATTGTGATATTGGTCAATGGATACCAGCCGCAGGCTCAAGCTCGTCAGCGTCGCCCATAATGTCGTACAGCATCATCTGCGCCTCTGAGGCGCGTGCGAACCCTGTTATGTCGATCACCAGGCGGTACTTGCCGTCCGGGCATTCAACGGTGAACGCGGAGTAAGTCAGATCGTCTGTGAAGATGGCAGACACTCCATTTCAGGTATATTATACGTACTACTCTAGCGCCCCTTTTCCTTGGGGGGTGGGGGGGCCTCGCCAGGAAATCGCGGCCCTCGATCGACCCCTATCTCGATGCAGCGGGTCGCAATCCCGTGTCCTCACCGCAGAACTCTGCGGGTTACAGAAGGTTCTGGTACCGTCACGATACCAACAGGCCGATGCCTGCCTCGATCTCGATAAACTTAGGAACCTAAGAACCTCGCGCGCGTAGCCGGGTCAGACAGGATACATATTATATATACCCCTACCCCTTTCGCCTGTTCGCTAGCCTCGACATCACCGACAAGTTCCTCGGCCGGTTATCCGCTGCATTACCATTGCGATGGTCCACTTCCTTGCCATCACCTTTCCGCACACGTCCTGCCTTCATCATGCTGCGTCGAGCTGCGTTACGCCCTGCTCTACGCTTCTTCTGTCCAGGCTTCGAATGGTACGTGTCGTACTCTTTGCGATAATCTCTAGCCATCAGCAGGCTCGACAACAGGCTCACCGCTGTCCCACGATATAGTGATAGAATTGTTGGTCGGCTGGTCTTCCTTCTTATCTCTCAGCCCATACGGCTGTATCCTGGCAAAGGTCCACTTTAGCGTATCGATCTCTAGCCTTCTCCGCTGTACCTCAGCATTGAGCTGCCGCGGGTCCATGCCTTCATCAAGCGGAGCTGTAGCCAGGTCTACCAGCTGGTCAGCATAGAACTCAGCCTGCAGCACCCTGCCCTTGCGGTACATCTCGTACAGATCCTCGTCCTTCTGCACGGCACGGGTCACGCTGCGATAGCTGGGCATACCCTTAGCCTTGACGACCTGCGTCAGGCTTTTGCCTTCAGCCAATCCATCACAGATCGCCTGCATCTGATCTTCAGTAACAGCCATTCAATTTTCCAATAAAAAGCCCGGCAACTCTTTGCAGCTGCCGGGCAAGTACCTGGAGGTAACCATGATGTTGAGGAAGGGAGACCACGAAACCCCAACATAGAGGAATCATACTGATTTTGACGTCATTGGCAACCTTTATTGATTCTTTGTGTCTATGCCCTTGACATATTATGTCAATGTCCCTATATATGGGATGGAAACAACGGAGGACGACATGGAACATCACTACAAGGGCTGGATCATCGAGCGCACCGAAGCCGGTCACTTCAACATGCGCCCTGCTACCGAAGAACTCTGGACAGATGCCGCAGAGTTACTGCGCGAAGCAAAGACGATGATAGATCGGTGGACCGACTAATAACCAACGCCGGGGCTTCGGCCCCGGCACCAACACAGGAGAGAGAAGATGGGATGGATACCAGCAACAGCCGGGTTTCAGCTCGATGAAGAGATTATAGACCCAGCAACCGGCGAAACGTGGATCGTGCTGAATGTTGGCGTGGTCCGTGATGAAGACACGTTCCTGCATCTGATGCACAAAACAAAGCGGCTGCCGGGCCTCAAGGTTCAGCACCCTGCACAACGCGGATGCTTTGTGAATCGCACAACGGGTGAACATACCCGCGCTCACTAACACACCGCCGGGGCTTCGGCCCCGGCTACACCAAATACCACAACGACAACAAGGCGGTCTCGTACCGCCTTTTTGCTGTCCGGGGATCAACGTGCAGGATCTTGCTCAGCAGTCTCCAGGACGGGCCTCGATCGCGATACGCTGCACTATGTGCCACTGCCCATAGCAGTCGTCTATCATCAGGGTCAGGCAGGCTCAGCACCAGGTCGATCGCATACCCATACTCATCGATAAGCACGGCAGTCGGTCGCGGCAGTCTCGGCTCGATATCGCTGTAAGCATAGGCGGTCCACTCGTTAGGATACTCAGGCCAGCTCGCCATCTTCTGCTTACGCAATGCGGCAGGCATGGCACGCTCAGTCTCAGCTGCCCGGATCAGCATGTCATGCAGGTCGGTTACCCGCGCAGGTGAAAACGGGCTTCTATCTTTCTCAGCCATCCGCGCAGCTCCTGCTCATCCATCGCAGCTACACCAGCTGCCAGCTCGCCATAGCCTGTTGCGCTGTACCGCGGCCGCAGCTTGCGCAGCACACGATCAACACGCCAGGCCAGCTCATCTGTCCTGCGCCGATCGATCGCGTTTACGTAGTTTGAATTGGAATACCGCACCGCTGCAGATATATGCTTGCTGATATCAGCTGCAGATATATGCATGCCTGTATTGGCAACTGGTGGAGTTTTTTTTAAGGAAGTTTTGGGGGCAGATATGGCTGCTAATTTCTGCTGCCTATATATGCAGGGTTCATAACATTTTTTTGGCTGTTTGGCTAGATCGTCGAGCATGTCCCAGAACCATTTTCTTGAGTTATCCCCCACAATCGTCACTTATCCTCAGCGTCGGTATAACCTGTGCCCTGGCAAACATGGCACTCGGCCTCGTAAACCCGATAGCTCTGCCACGGTGATTGGTTGCTTACACCGCCGATGATAGCTTCGTATTCACACCGGCCGGTGCCCTCACAGGCTTCGCATTCTTTTTTCTGATCAGACACCACACATGCCCTCGCATTCTTCGTTGAAGAAGTTGAGCTGCCCCATGTCTTCCAGGTTGCGGAAGTCCACCTCGTCTAGCGGCGTGCGAGAGCTGTGCAAGTAACGGGTCAAATCTGCGTTGCGCGTGGTTTGGCGAATGGCTTTGTCGAAAGCCACGGCGTCAGCAAATGACGAAGGGTCATTCATTTTCATGTCACGCCATTGATTGTCGTTGTGAAACGGACAACCGATACAGGCGGATTTGGCGAGTGGCCGCAGCGGGTATCGCTTTTCAAACCACCGCAAACAATCTTGGCGGGACATTTCCGCGTCGATCAGGGGCCAGACATTTTCAACCCACGCATCCCGCGCTGGCTTCATGCGGATTGCTTCGTCGGTGCTGATACCAATCCAAGTACGGGCGACAACTCCCTTGCTTCTCTGCCCCTTCTTCAGGCCGACCAACTCCCGCATCTTCAGTCGTATGGGTTTGATCTTGTAATGGCTGGTGCATTCGCGCCGCCCCATCCCAGCGTGGCCGTTTTCCATTGTGGAAAAGGGAACGGTTTGGAAATCAGCGTCGCCGACGCCTTTGCCGCCGCCGTTAATCGTTTCGTATCGCAAGTCGCCCATCGTCACGCGGTG